CGTATGCCCGCCGCCTATTTTTCTCTTCGGCTCGACCGGTGTCCGCCTTGTCCGCAGGTCGTACGCTCGTACTCGCGTTGTAGCGTTTTATATAGAGCATTGCCTCTCGCCCCCGTATTGCTTGGTTCCAAGGCTTTTCTGTTTCCTGTATCATAAGATCAGCGCGATTCTTGTTTTAAGCGCCAGGTCTCCTTCTTAAACTACTTTTTATTAGATGGAACCCTGATTATTATACTAGGCTGGTTTGGAACCCAGTTACTTGACGGAAAAAAGCGAGGAGCCTTGTGCACACCGGCGAACCCAAAAAAATCACTTGGCGGTATCTTCGTGGACGGCACGAATGCTCATTGGATTTCGTAGCCTTCCTGGGACTACGCTTTGGAAAATGAGCGTTTTTGCTAGTCCACAAGGCTAGCAGTGACGAATCATCCCCTTCAACGCAGACAGCGCCGCGGCCACAAGCCGTTAGTCTGACATCGTCGCCTCTTTTTCGATAAAGGCGTTGTCGGAGATGTTCAGGAGCAGTAAGCAGGGATACACACGCTTATCATTCGTTTGGTAAGTGCCGCTTCGGTAAAGGGTTGTGAGCCCTTCCAGCTCAAGCGTTCCAGAACATTCAGGCGGACTGCTGGTTAGCCGATTGTAGAGGCTAATATTCCACGGTCTTCATATCTCGTCCCATTTCAGATGAGGACGTTTGCGTTGGAAACGAGTAGCAACTCCGGAAGGGCTATGCGGCGGTATAATTCCCGGAACCCCCCCAGGAAAAACTTTGTGTCTCTCAGGCAAATTGCATATAAAAGAGAGACACAACAAAACAATCAAGATGCACAACATCATTCGCCCATACCGCTTCTTTGCTGACAGGTTTGGCCGGACTCATGTCCTGGACCAAAGCTATGAAAAGGACGCACAGGTGGAGAGGGCCGCAACGGCGGCTTTGAAGAAGATGCTCGCTGAGCATGACTACGACTCCTTGCTGACTGGTGATGAGAGGGATCGACTTGACAATTTCATCCTCACGAAGTTTACTGTGACTCTCGATGACATTAAGAAGACAACGTTGGCAAGGAGGAGCGACTACAAATTGACTGAGACCCCGGAAGTCCCGGCAGAGGAGGTGATCGCCATCGCCAAATCCGTCGGGGAGGACGTTGACAGTGAGTTTTCTGACGAGCAGCTCAAACTTGCCTCACGACGAGGCATAGATGGGCTGATGGAGCGCGAGGCTTACTTAAACAAAAGACTCAAAAACATCAACAAGGCCCTTGCGGCTTACAAAAAAAACTTTTTCCAGGACTCGGCACGCTTGATCAACGAGCTGCGTTTTGCAGCTAGCCTGCAAGAATGCACGCATTTTGACCGCGTGGCCATCAAGGAGTTTGAGATCGCGAAGCGCAAGTATGACATGGATCTGGTCTTTATCACAGTGCGCAAGCAAGTTGAGGCAGAGATCGCTGTCTGCAGGGGAAGGATGTTTTCTCTCATGGATGCTATGGCAGTGTTGACTCAGTCGGCTACCCCCTACAGCGTGATTGACAGGCTCAACAAGCGGGCCATCTGTATGAGCACACGTGCCGTCAACTATGTCGCAGCGCAGAACCGGACCTTCGAGGCCCTCTTTAACCAGAAGGACATTTCAACTGGCGAGGAGGTTGATGGTGAGCGGATGCGTTTTGAGGCGGAGTTCCTGGCAAGGGCCCGTTTCCCCACGGATGCTGAGATTCGCGAGGAGCTTGGGCAGGATGATGAGAGTGTGTCAGCATCCCGTCCCAGTGAGTCTGGTACTGAAGATTACAGTGTTCCCCTGGCTGAGCCTCAAGGGCTGAGGGCTTTCCTAGCACGCAAGCTGCCAGGGATTACGGACAAGCTAGGAGACATCGTTCACAAAATTGGGCAGGCGTGTCTTGATTCTTTCAGGTTTGTTTTCACCAAGGTACTTTCTCTAGCTCTTGAGTTCCCCATCGTCGTACAGCTTGTATCCCACGTTTTCTTGTTTTTCTTTTGGGGCTCGTTTAGCCGCTGGCTACCGCATTCTCGCCGGGGGCTCGGGCTGCAACTTTCCGGCATTCTCATGCAGTGGTTGGTCGCCGAGACTTTCAATGCCATACGCTACAGGAAGCGCAAGCGCGAGCTGGCGGCAGCGATGCTAGTTGACGCCCACAATCGCGCTGCAATTGTCAACGACTTGCAGGCACGCTTGAACCAGTCGATGCAAGAGCACCTGACCGCCACCGCTCAAGCCGCTGACGCTGCTTTTACGGTTGCGTCGGAACGCGTACTGGATCGCTTGCGTGAGGAGCTCGCAGTAGCAAAGGAGGACGCGGCGCTGTACATAAACCAAAAGACAGGGCAGAGCATTGCTGAGGCTGAGGATCGCATCGCAGCCGCGAAGGCAAAGGTGGAGGAGCAGTGCCAGATCGCATCACGTTTGTGGCTTAGTTCAGTGGTGGACGGGAGCGCGGCGGAGATGGAGGAGCTTTTGGATCGGTTCACCGACTTGTCCGCGCCGGTTGCGGAACCACAGAGTTTAGGAAAAACAGTCCTTGGCCTTGTTGCGGGGGCTACTATCGCTCGCAAGGTCCCGCTGTACCGTCGCATTGTTGACGCCAAGAAGTTTGATGAAGGTTTGCATGCGGTCGCTACTGGAAGTGTTGAGGCCTTGGAGTCTTTAGTCAACATGGTGCTGGGTGCTTTAGGTCGAAACAAGGTGCGGTTCATCAAATGCTACATCAAGGAAGTCGCCAATTGGAGTGCCAATGTAGATGCCTTCTGCAACGCATTGTCTACAGGGGCGCGCGATCCATCCAACCCCGAGTCTATGGAGTGTTATGAGAGATTCCGGGATCAGGGTCTCTTGTATCAGGTGGAGTTTGCCCACACAGATGATATACGCCACGTCAAGAAAGGCATGGATTGCTTGAGACGCGTGGCACCTTTTTTTCCCGCCACAGGGGCGTGTAAGGGGCGCATGGAACCCCTGGTCATTGCCCTCTCAGGCGCGGCTGGAGTTGGCAAGACTCTGTTGGCGCGCATTATCACGGCTCAGTTCGCCCAGCATTGCTGCTCCGCAGATGAGTTGGCAAGTGTGAATGGCGAGCTTGCCAAATTGGTTTTCCAGAAAGACTCTAGCGACTACTGGGAGGGGTACAATGGTCAGCCAGTTTGTGTGATGGATGATTTTTTACAAGGCATACCTGTCGCGGGTGGCGACAACGAAATCCTGGGGTTCATCCGTGCCGCCAACCAGTGGCCTTACCCCTTGAATATGGCTACTTTGGACCTCAAGGGCAAGTTTTATTTCAAAAGCAGACTTATCTTTATCACAACCAATGCCCGCAATCTGAGTAGTTTGGCCAACGTTGTGAGTACGCCCCAAGCCGTTGGTAGGCGCATGGACATGTGCTACACGGTTGAAGTGGACGATGCTTTTCTCGAGGGGGGCAAGCTGAGATCTGACTTTTTGACGCTGCTTCCCCCCAACCCGCGCATTGCTGACCTTGACGCAGTGTGGAGATTCAAGAAGCACGATTTGTGTGCGGGGAGAAGCGATTTTGGTGGGGAGCCTTTGTCGGAGCTTGTAGCCACTATGCGACAACGTTTCGAGCACCGGGTCCAGGTCGAGGCTGCCAACACCAACTTGCTCGCCAGTTTGGCCCAGCCTCAGTCCTTCAGAAATAGTGCTGTAGCAGCTGCTGTGGTTGGAGCAAGTGCAGTCTTGGTTGGAAGGGCCGCAAGGTCTGTTGCGCAGGCTGCCAGTTCAGTTCGCTGGCAGTTCGGACGTAGCGCCGATGTGGCTTCGCAAGCGATTGAGGACTTGTCCGTCGCGGCTTCTAGCGTGGCTAGGAATCTTTCAAGCACTGCGCACCATGTCAGCGACGCCACTACTTTTTTGTCTGGTGCCACTTTCAAAGTGTGCGCCAGTGTTGCGGCAATTGGGGGTGTCGGTGTTTTGCTATCGGGAGTTTGCACACTTGCACGTGTTTTCAAGACCGCCCTGGCCGTTGTTTTCGGCGCTTTGGGCTTCCGCAAGAGCAAGAAGGAGCAGTTCGCCATGATCCAGGGAGCACCAGCGTCCAAAGAGGAACCGCCGGATGACGACATCGTTGTCCGCGTTCGCAAGAACGTCAAGTTGGTTTACGCCGAGGATTCGCGCGGGCATCTCGCGCGTGTTGGGCACACCTTGATGGCCACATGTCGGCACGCCATTGTACCATACCATTACTTGCGTGAGCACCGGGGAAAACATTTTTACGTTTGTGATGCCATGGGGAGGAAATTGGCTTCATTGGATACTATGACACCCATCAAGAACGCCACAAAAGACCGCGTGCCTCGCGATATGTGCGTGCTGTGCGCTGACAAGCAAGTGGACGGGGTTGCCGACATACGGTTGCATTTTCCCCCTGTAGCGGGTTCCGCACCTGCCACGAATGGAGCGCGTTTTGTGAACGTTTTTGAGAGCCTCGGCACGCGTGTGTCCGCCATGCGTCAGCCTGTGACCTACCTCACGATGGAAGATTTACGCACTACTTCAGTTCCCCATTCGTTACGTACCAAGATAGGTCAATGCGGCTCTGCTCTAGTTTCTGATAACAAGAAGATGCGGGGAAGGGTCTTGGGCATCCATGTCGCCGCCTTAGATTCAGGACTTTTTTGCCCCGTGTTTCGGGAGGACTTTTCAATGATTGCTGAAGCGCAGAGTTTTTTGGGATTTGAGGAGGCCTACGACGTTGAGCCTTTGCACAACGCTGGCAAGACGGCGATATTGCCCACTAGCTACGCTTCCTGGTTTTCGCCCAGCACTGGAGCGCCTGCTTGCCTCAGGCCTAAAGAAGTAGATGGCGTGCTCGTTGATCCAATGGAGAAAGCTGTCAGGGCCACATGCCGCGATTTTAGTTCGGTGAAGCTGCCTGACGATTTTGGGTTGTGCGTCGACGCCGTTGTAGGAGAGGTCTTCAGCACTTTTGGCGGTGAGGATCTGAGCCAGCTCACGTTTGAGGAAGCGGTCGCTGGTGTTCAGGGGGAACAGTACATTCGAGGCATCCCGCGCGGCAAATCCATGGGCATGCCACTTTGCCGTGAGTACCACAACAAGCGTGCAGCGTTTGGCGATGAAGGGCCCTACACTTTTGAAGGAGAGGCTTACACGAAGGTCCGAGAACAGTACGATTCCCTCATTCGCCATTACAAAACTGGTGCGGGTGATCCGGCCATTTTCCGCGATGTGTTGAAAGATGAGGTGAGGAGCCTTGCAAAGGTTGCCGCATGTGATACGCGGCTCATCTCAGCTAGCCCCGTACAGTACACCATACTGACTCGCCAGATGTTTGGCAGGTTTTGCTCCGCCTTCATGAAGCATCGCCTCAAGCACGGTGGGCTTGTCGGCGTGAATCCGTATTCTCCTGAGTGGGGACACATTTACGGCAAGCTCAAAAGCATGAACGTGGAGGGCGTGGGCGCGAGCGGTGACTATGGCCAGTTTGACAAGTCGCAGCACGCGTTGATCATTCGCTCTATCATGGAGAACATCGCCAGGCGATTACCCCCCATGGACAAGGACGTGCTTGAGGGCATTATCCGCGATACTTGCAATAGCGTACATATTGGCGGGAATTCATACAAGTCAGGCACGGTTTACAAGACCAATGGCTCTCTCCCCTCGGGCCACCCGATGACAAGCGTTCTTAATTCTTTGTACAACATGGTAGTTTTCCGTATGGCATGGGTTTTCAAGCGGGGTTCTGGGAAGGTTTTTGATTTCAGGAAGCACGTTTGCCTCTATGTTTATGGCGATGACAACATTTTTGCACCCGACAGTGACAACCAATGGTTTGACCTGACGTACATGTCGGAGTTTGCGCCTACGGTTGGGATGGTCTACACTTCTGAGGACAAGACGGCGGGCCTTTATAAGCTCAAACCGATTGATGATTGCTCCTTTCTGAAGAGGCGTTTCATCAATGCTGAAGACGGTTACGTGTATGCGCAGTTGGAAAGGGCATCGATCGACGACATGTTCAACTGGCGTAAGAAGACCACATCTGATGAGGAGCACCTGCGTCAGGTTGCCGAAGCTGCCGTGCGCGAGATGGCCGCGTACGATGGCGTTTCTTTTTTTGAGTTTTTGGAAAAACTCCGCTCCTTACTCAGGTTGCACCAGGTTTCCGACCCCACTCACGGTGTGAGTGTCGAGCGGGCTTACGAGCTTGCTCGCGCGTGGTTCAGGGGATTTGTGCCTGAGTGGAGCTTTGATTTCACTGGCGAGATTGAGCGCTCTCGCCTTTTACCAATCGCTCCACTTATTTAAACTATATATTTTCGTCCCGGTGCAGCGGTTCTGCTCCCAACCACATTATGTCTAATATCACCCCTACAAACACCATTACAGATAATGTTAATTTTATGAATCAAACTCCCACCATTCAAGGGCTTGAGCCCACCATGGAAATGATCACGCACGATGGGACCGTTATGACCTCTTTGGCAGGCGTCACCACCATGCCATTTCTTGCTGCTCCGCCTTATCAGGGGGGCGAGCGTTTGGATAACGTCTTGGAATATATGTCTAGGCCACAGCTCATTTATAATGCTGATTTTGTTAACGGCGTCCGCACAAATTTTACTGGCGTTTCCATCGACAATTCTTACTACAACAGGCTTACCGGTGGCAACGCAGCAGGTTCTCATGGCATACGCGCTACGTTATGTTTCCGTCTTGATGTATCGTCACCTCCCCAAGTTGGTGGCATTGTCAAGCTTGCGTATCTTCCCTTTGCCCCAGGATTCATTGGTGTAGATAAAACTAACTACCCCACTCTTTGCTCCCAGCTTTCAAACGCTGAGCTTAATTTGGCTGAAGGTACTTCATTAGAGTTCAAAGTCCCCTTCATTTTTGATCAGGACTATTGGATTTTCGGCGCTTCCGATAGGCAGGGGTTGCTTGTAGGTGCCGCATATGTGCCCTTAAATTGGGATCCCGCAACCACTAGTACTCCTACTTGGTCTCTGTATTCTTGGTTGGAGGATGTCACTCTCCTTTCCCGGAGGTCCGCTTCTACTATAGTTGTTGTGCCTCAAGCCGAACGTGCCGGCCCTGTTTCATCTATAATGTCTCAATCTTCAAGAATTGTAAATATAGTGGGGTCTATGTTGCCCAGTCTCACGTCGTATACTAAACCTTTGGCTTGGGTTTTTCAAGGTGTCGGCTCTCTTGCCGCCCAGTTTGGGTGGTCCAAGCCTAACGACGGTACTTGGAAAATAATGGGTACTTCTTTTGCCAGAGGCATTAATACTGCCATGGATGTTGGTCAAGCTACTGAGTTGGGATACTTCGCTAACAACGAAATCCAGGCCATGCCTGGTATGGCAGGCACCAACGTGGACGAGATGTCTTTTTGCTATTTAACTTGCAAACCTGGCGCTCTGGCGGCGTTCAACTTGAGCGCTGCCGACGTCAGGCAAACTACTAAATGGTCTTGTCAAGTCAACCCGAACAAATTTACTTTTTATACCAGGTCCGATTTTGCTGGTTTTGCCCAGCCCCCGCCCCCATCTTACACTCAGGCTTATGGCTTTTTGCCGACGCCCATTTTTGCGGTAGCTCAATATTTTAATGGTTGGCGTGGGGATTTGGTTTTCAGATTTAAGTTTGCTCGCACCAAGTTTCATGGTGGAAAGGTTTTAATCGGATACAACCCTAAACCCAATTCTGCGGCAGGCGAGGTTCCTGACGATCTTAGGTATAATTTCAATTCGGTCCTTGTAGACTTGCGCACCACTTCCGAGATTGACCTATTGGTCCCCTACACTTTTGCCAGATCTTTTTGCAATATTGGCAACGGCTTCGAGAATGCGGAAAACACTGGCAATGTTTTTATGAACATTATCGAGCCTTTGACTGCACCTGCTGGGGTGGTCTCCATTGTCCCAGTTATTATTGAGGTATTCGCCAAAGATGGTCTAGAGTTCACTGCACCATGCTCTTCAGGCAATGCGTATATGCCGCCAGGATATGCAGCCATTGCACAATCCGAGCGTTGCCACACAGAAGACTTGGGTGGCGAGTGCATTCTTAGTGTAAAGCAGCTGTTGATGCGGCCTTCTTGGGCCCAAAACAGATCTGCTACAGCTCCCGCCCTGGACGATTATTGGTGGGGCACTCAAATGAATTATCCGTCTCCGCCCCCTTCTGCTTGGATAACTTCTTCTCCTTGCACGCGCTTTGCGGACATTGTTAATTGGTATGCCATGTGGCGCGGTTCTACTATTAATTATTTTATGCCTTCTACATCCAATCGTACTCTTGATATATCGTGGCGCAACACGTTTTTTGATGGGGCCGCTGTTTCATCAGAGACCAACATTATAACGGCATTGCGACGCCCTTTCTACGCTACTCACAATCGTTTACGCACTCCTTATTGCAGTCAGAACACTTATCCTCCAGGATACGTCCAAAAGTTGTTCAACGTTAATGAGTTTGGCAACAATGGGGCTTACGTGCCTGGCATTGCGGCCGGAGACGATTTTCAATTGGCCTCTTTTACCGGCATACCCCCATTCGTTCGCACTTATAAGCCTACTAATTGGTCGCAATCGGCCATTGCGCCACCGCCAATTATAACTTCAGCTTTACGCGTTTTACCTACTATTGATGAGTTGTCCGAGGCTCCTACGGCCCCCCAGGGATTACAACCTGTGGCCTTGGTTCAGCCGCCGGATGACTCCACTCTTATAGCTTCTCCCGTATCGGGTTTGGTGTCCTCTCAGGAGTCCACCGGTGGCTTTATTGCCCCGGTTCCTCCCGAAGGCGCCATTTCCTCTTTCGTGAGGAGCACCACTAAATAATACTCTATATATTATTCAGGATATTAAGTAACAGAACCTCCTTTCAGGAGTTACT